GTTGTCCACCTCCGCCGAACGGAAGGCGAATGCTGCCGAGAGCATTGCTGACCGCTTGCGCCACGTTTAAGCCAAGGTTGCGCACGCTGAGAAGCGCGTTGTTCACCCTCTCGATGAACGACAACACGCCGGTCAGGTTGACCCCAATCAGGTTGCCGACCGTCTCCACAGCGCCCCGTATAGCAGTCGTTACCAGTTCGCGTAGGTTCTTCACGCTGTCGCCTAGGTAGCGAAAGAACCCGTCCACATCGCCGCGCAGCAGCGCAGCGATGGCGCGGATGAATGATGATAAGGTCTGTAACGCTTCTCGAATCACAGCGCCGAAGTTTCTAGCCAGGGAAAGTAGCGCGTTGCCGATCTGCGAAACAAGCGGCGCAAGCGCCCTTAGCACGTTCTGAACGTGCGGCACAAGAGCTACCAATAGCTGGCCAATGGCAAGTAACACTTCCTCTGCTACTGGTTTTAAGTCAGCAAAGGTTTTAGTGAGAATCGGGAACGCCTGCACGGCAAGTATCTTTACCTGATCAAAGATGCCTCGCAGAATCGGCGCAACAGCTTCTCCGAGCATAGCTAACCCAGCTCGAATCGGCACAAACATCCGGCCTAGTTCCTCGCCGGCCATGCGCGCTGAATCACGAAGAGCCGAAAAGTTAATCTGGCTAACTGCTATTTTAATATCATCTATTGCGATGCTTATTTCCTCAAAATCAATAGTCTTCATAATGCTATTCACCACGCTGGCCAGCCCTTCAAAAAGCAGCTTGAGCGCAGAAGCCAGCGCATTGATGATGGGTTCAAAGTACAGCTCTTCTTTTATAGCTTCTATAAAACGACCGATTCTTAACAGAATACTGTTGATGCCTTCTCCTATCCTCTCAAAAAAACCGACAAATTCGTCTTGCTCTAGAAGAGATATAAACGCTTCCATAACTCTTGTTAAGCCCGGAAGCAACTTCTCGCCAAAGGATAAAGCGAGTGAATCGACGACATTGTTGAGAGCTTCCTGCGCGCCCTTAAGCCCGCGCATGCGCGCTGCGGCAAGGTCTGCCGCCGCATTCGATTTGGTAACAGCCTTGTACATCTCGTCGTAGGCGTCCACGCCCGCCATGAGGATGATGTTTGCCGCGCGGATTGCGTCTGTACCGAAAATCGTAGAGAGCGTAAAGTTGCGCTGGTCTTCGTTGAGTTTCGATAGAGCGCGAGAGAACTGATCGACAATGTCCCGCATTGGCAGCATCCTGCCTTTAGCGTCGGTCAGTTTGATGCCCAGCTCTGCCATCATTCCAGCAGCTTTGTCTGTCGGCGCGACCAAGCGCAGCAACATCGTCTTTAGGGACGTGCCGGCATCGCTGCCCTGGATGCCGGCGTTCGCCATCATCGCAAGCGCTGTGATGGTTTCCTCAATGCTCCTGTTACTCATCGCAGCAACTGCACTCGCCATCTTGAGCGAATCGGCCATGCTGGTCACGTCAGCCGCGCTCGCGTTCGCGGAAGCCGCTAACAGGTCCGCCACACGGACAGCCTGGTCGCCTTGAAGATTGAAAGCATTGAGAGCGCCGGCCACAATCTCAGCCGCGCGTGCAGCTTCAAGCTGTCCGGCGGCGGCCAATTGCAATGTCCCCCTCGCTGCCGCCATGCTCTGCTCTACATTCAAGCCGGCCTTTGCTAGCGCCGTCATCGCTTTAGCAGCATCAAGCGCAGATGCAGCAGGGATGGTTGCATCTGCACCAAGTTGCTTTGCGAGCTCCGAGACTTTGCGCATCTGCTCGCCAGTCGCGCCACTCACTGCTTGTAGGAAGTTAAGCTCGTTCTCGAGCTCTGCGGCTTTACCTACTGCCCCGCCAATTGCGCCGGAAAGCGCTTGTAAGCCGTTCTGAATCGCGCCTGCGGCAAGAATCCCTGCGGCTGCGGAAAACGCGGTCTTGAGCGCATCGCCTAGGCCGAAGCTCTGCTTCTTAAGATTGGCAATGTCGCCTGACACGCCGGCCAGTGCACGCCGAAAGTCTCGTGCGTCGCCGGTAATCTCGATGCGAATCTCACCGTCCGCCATGTTTCCTCATCGCGCGTTTCACTTGGCGCGCCTTCTCGCACTCGTACTCGCACACAGCTTCAGCCCAGAACAGCGAGAGTTCTCGCTCCAGCACCCACGGCGGAACGCCCCATGTCTCGGCAAGATGCAACAGCAAGATTACTCGGTCGCGCTCGTGTCCCCTAAAGGGGTCGGCTCTCCCGCGATGTGCTTGATGACATCCGTCAGCTCATTGAACGAAAGCTCTCGCACATCAACGCCGTAGTTCTCCAGCGCGCGCGCAATAGCCATCAGGTCGCCTTCAGTGATGATGGCCTGCAGGCGCGCGTATTCCATGAAGCTACCTGGCGCGCTGCGGTCAATCCGGCGAACTTTGCTTAGGTCAATCATGGCAGCGTAGCGATACCGTTAATGGTGCGGATTTGTAACCAGTTGTTCAGCGGCGCAGCCACCAGCGCTTTGAACGTTAGCTCGACGGTCATGTTGCCGTCGCGGTCGCCGAATAGCTCCGGGGACTCGGCAATCAGGCCGACGAAGTCAATCCGCAGCTCGCGCGTGTTGGCTGTCTCCACGAAGTTGGCGCGAATGTTGCGTGCTACACGGTCCGTCAACAGTGCATCCACCCAGGCTTTGGCGGTCGCATTGAACTCCGCGGTGATGGTCAGCTGCGCTTCCCAACGCCCTTCGCCCCAAGTGATTGGCTGCGAACCTTCAAACATCTTCAGATGCCTGTTGGTGTTGATGTTCAGCTCCGCCTCAATCACTGTGCCAGGTATCGGCGTCGTGCCGTGGGCTGTGCCGATGTTGTCCATGAACCATGAGGCATGAGTCGAGACAACAGGCGTCACGACGCGCGTCGGCAGCGAGCCGGTCATGGTGGTCGCTTGCACGCTTCGCCCGATGAACGACCAGCTCTCGGTCACCCCGGCGTTCGCCTCGTAACGCAGCGTCCACTCTCTTATGATGCCGCCGACTACCCTGTACTCCGCACCTGTCGTGCCATACTCCATCGTGTAAATCTGGGGTGCGGCATATGCCGTAATCGGCGCATTGAAGGTGCGCGAGCCGCCGCTTGGTGCAACCGGCCCGAACAGGCCGAATAGACCGTAGAGAATGTCCTCGTACGTAGTCTGAAGCTCGATCTCGCCTTCGGCATGACGCTGAGAGACGACGACAAGATCACTCACCGAGCGGCCCAGCTCCTCAACAACCATGTCGTTGTGGTTAATCGTGACGCTCCCGTCCTTCACGCCCCGCAAGATGGACGTGGCAGCAACAGGCGTCGCAAAAGCCGTTTGCTGGCCGAGTTGAATCCTACGCAGATGAGTTGCTGGCATCCTTCATCTTCTCCTTTCGGCTCACGTACAAGCCGCGAACAAACTCGATGTCGTAGTTGTGAGCTTGTGCGAGCTGATCAAGCTCTTCATCAGTTATCAGGCCACAGGGCAAGCCAGGGTAATAAACCCCATGCCACCTCTCAACCTTAGGCTCGTAGATTACTTTGCTCATATCTTCTCCACCACCCTTACGGCAATGCTGATGCTCAGGTAATCCGTGCCCGCCAGCGTATAGATGGCTGGCTCGTCAGCGTCCACGCTTGCAACGTGATCCACCTGACCGCCTAGCGTGATGTCGTCCGTCAGCGCTGTCATCACCGCGTCAGCCAGCGCATAGAGCGCTAATTGCTGAGACTCCGTGATGCCTTGCGCGACCGGCGAATGCACGATGCGCACGCGAACCAGCGTCTCGATGCGAACCAACTCATGCGCGTGCTGGCGGCGATTCTCGCTAATTGGCGTCACCAATGCCATTGGTAGTGCAGCCGTGGTGACGCTCATCGGCACGGTCGTGTAGGCCGCAACGATTCCCGGCACAGCAGCGACCACGGCATGAACGGCATTGACAGCGCTCAGCATGGCATCACCTCGAGCACAACATACGGGTCAAGCATCTGCGCGATGTCGCGTGGAAGGCGCGTGCTCAGCGTGTTCAGCCCTTCCTGGCCCGTCACGTCGAATATCTGCGCATCCTTTGCACGGTACATCCAGCTCGCCAATCGAATGCAGATTTGCACGATGTCATCTGGTGGGGCTGCGGTAAATCCCCATTGGCCCGTGACGTCTGCGGTGTATTCAATGCTCCAAGATGGTGCGTCGGATTTGATGCGCAGCAACCTGGTCGGCGGGTCAAACGGCACAAAGTCGGATGGCAGCAAGGTGTCGCCTTCGTCGGTCACGACCTGCGTCAGCGCGCGCAAGTCGTCCGGCAGGAAGAACACGTCCCGGACGATGTGTTCCCGGCGAATCTTCTTCGTCGCGGTTGACGCAGTGAATCGCCTGCCGGTGTAGCGGTCAATGGCTGCTGACGCGGCGTCTCTCAGCCGCGTCAGCAGCGCATCTTCGCTCGTCGCAGTGATGCCCAGATACTGCTTGACCTGAGCGAGCGTTGCGTACGACATTAGCTAACGATGGTCGTAGTAGTCAACTTCGCAGGCGGGTTGTCGCGCGCTGAAGTGCCGATAAACACGACGGCAACCGTGGCATTCCCGTTCACCACCGCGCGAATCCAGCGATGGCCGTCCGGCAAATCCTCGTCGCGGATGTTGATGACGGCCTCGCTGTTCGCAGGGATGCTGGTGACGGACTTGCCAGCCAAGTTGGTGAACGTGGCGTTGTTTGCGCTGCTCTGAATCGCAAAGGACGGTGGCGTAGTAGCAGTGCCTACGATGCACACAGCAGCCACACCACGCAGCAACTGCATGTCCACACTAGTTGTTTCCGTCGCGCCGGTGATCGCCTGTGCTGGCAGGCGACCGGCGATGTTCAGAAAGTCGGTCGGCTTCATGTCAGTCTCCTGTTAGCTCAAGCGAACAAACGGACTCACTTCCACGTTCGTCCCGATGTATTTCGCCTTGTCCACCACGCGCGGCGTGCCGTCAGCATAGACCGTCAGCCGGTAGGCCGTTTGGTCGAACTCGAAGTAGGCATCTGCGCTTGCCGCTATCTCGATGTCGCGCACCAGCTGGACGGCGTACATGCTGAAGTCGGCCAGCAGCACGTCACCGGCAGTGCCGAGCGTATTCACCTTCTCGGTCAAGATGACCGGAATGCCCATCAGCGTTCCTGCGATGCCTTCCTGCCAGTTGGGTTGCCAAACGGGGGTGTTACCAACGCTGAACTGAACCAGCTGGGGCAACACAGTCGGGTGAATCAGCCACACCGCGCGACCAAGCGAACCCGGCATCAAGCGCTCAAGCATCTTTGCAGCGTCAACCGGCTTGAATTGGTTCGCGGTGTCGCGCGTCACGCTTACCAGTGCTTGCGCGCTCAGCACACCGAGCGGTTCGCCTGCGCCGTTACCACGAATGAAGTAGTAATCCAGGTAGTCCGAAGCGCTTTCAGCCAAGATGCGCCTGATTTGTGCGTCAAACGTGGTGCTGGCCAACATGCGATTGCTGACGCGAACGATTCCGGCCATCGTCAGCGCGCGCAAGGTGTATTGCTTAAAGGCTGGCTCGGTCTCGGCAATCGCGCTGTTCTCGTTCGCCCACGCGAACTTTACGCCACCGTACCAGGCAAACACACCAGAAGCACCCTTGCCCAGGTCAATGACCGGCTGGCGAACAGTTCCGGGCGCATCGGTCACGAACGCGCGCGGTAGAACGATGGACTGCTCGCTCACAGCGGTTAGCAAGTCGGGAAGCAACGTCTCTGGCACAAGGTAGCCCCCCGACGGGCCAGAACCCGTGCCCAGCGCCTTAATCGCATCGTAGTCCTTGCGCGCTACGGCGCCCATGAAGTCGCGCAAGGTTACAGTCTTAGTCTCAGTTACGTACATGTGAGTCTCCTCCGCTACGCTCTTTCGTGCATCCGCCTTGCCTTCCTCGGCGATGACAACCGCCGACGGCTTAGCCTCTGGAAGCGCGATTGAGCGAATAGCTTCCACGATCTCAACGCCGAGCGTGCGCGGTTCAGCCGGCGTCGGAGTCAGCGATACCTCAACGATAGGCCAGCGCTCGATCTCTCCGCTGCTCTTGCGCGAGACAAGGTGACCAGGCGCGCCAGTGCTCATGCCTAGCGCCCCCTGCTCAGCTAACTGGCGCACAAGCTCGATATATCGGCTGTGCCGGTCAAGCTCAGCCTTGACCAGCACGCCTATGTCGTCGGCATCCATGCGCTCTACGCGCCCGATCACCTTAAGTCCTACGTCAGGGTGAATGCCATGCTCGTAGAGGAGCGGCGGGTTGCTCAGGCCGAGTAGCTCCGCGCCAAAGTCGGTCTTGCGTGTGAAGTGCTCGCCGTGCAAGTCGCGCCCGCCGAACACGACCGCGTAGCCTTCAGCGTATAACTTGCCTTCCTGCTCATACACCTTCACGGCAAACGAGCGCGTCTCCGTCTCTTGTTCCTGCCGGCCCAGAAGCTCTTCGAGCGCACGACGAGCCTGGGCGAGCAGCTCTTCCGGCGCATCGATTCCGCCGCGCGCGCCATTCACAGCGGCCAGCGCGAACCGCATGCCGGATGTGATCAGCCGCGGGTTGCCATCGACAATATCGCCACAGGGGGCAACTAGGTCGCCTTTGGTCGCAGACTCGTCGCGTCGGAAGAGGAACAAACGCGCAGCGCGCTCAAGCGCTTCGTTGCGCATGTCCTCGTCGGCGTCGGTCTCGTAGCCGGCCCACGCCAGAATGCGCTCGCGCGCAGCGTCGCCGTCCCACTCGCCGCGCTCAATTACAGGAAGGTCTGTGTCAAGCGTGAATCTCATCGCTTCAGCTCCCGCTCGATGATGCGCGAGAACTCGCGCATCACGGCACGATTGTAAACCAGTTTACTTGCCTCTTCATCGGCACGCCTCCAGCCGCGGTCTTTGTGGAACGGCTGTTGCGCTTTCCCTACCACGAACGCAGCGTAGCGCGCCTTGTTACGAACGACCACTCGTGCGCTGCTGGTCGGCGTGACGAACCATTGCTTCGCCAGCCAACCAGTTCTTCGGTAGGGTAGCTGGACTTTAGCCAACACGTATTTGCGCTGACGCCTGCTCTTCCAGCGAACGCGCATCCCTGGCTTGCGCGGCGGATACACATTCACAGCGTCACGTAGCTGGTAGCCCAGAAACAGCAGCGCAGGCGTCAGGTCAACTTGGCCGCGAAACACACGCGGCAGCTTTAAGCGAACAATGGTGTTACTCATCTGCGGCGTCTCCTCGGTTGCTCAAGCGTCGTCCAACATCTGCACCTTACATGCGCCGGAGGCAGATCGTCCCAGCCGTCGCCCTGCTCGCGCCCATCGCGCGGCGCGCAGATCGGGCATACGCGCTCGTCAGCGGCTGTGCGCCACACGTGGACGAGCGATAAACCGGACTCGTCGAGTATCTGCCTTGCAATGTCCGTTCCCTGCGAGTAAGCGCGCGTGATTTCAGTTGTGGCTATCATCTCCGCGCGTTGCGGACCGAACATGCGCGCGATACGGTCAACGAGCATATTGCGCGTCCAGCCCTCGGCGCGCGAGCGGGTGAATAGCTCGCTGAGCCGCTTTCTCGTGGTCTCGTTGATTCCATGCACGAGCTCGTAGCTGTAGTCCTTTGCCCAGCGCGAGGCAAAGTCGTACGCACGTTCCACATCAGCAAAGGCCGCAGAAGACAGCATCGCAGCAGTAGCTTGGTCAATGGCAACAGCGAGCAACAAGGACTCAGCGTAGGCGCGAGCTTGCTTCTCGAAGCCCTGCTCGTCGTAGCTCAAGTCGTCGAGCGAGATTGAATCTTCGAGTACCTGAAGCATTTGGGCGGCCAGTTGTTCGCGCTCTCGGTCGAGTGGCGGATCAACGCGACGTGCCTTCGCTTCGACAAAGCGCGCGAAGGCAAACGGCGGATGGCCAAGTTCGGCAAGCGACTTGACCGCGCGAACCCACGAATCCGGCAGGTCACGCGGGGAGAAGTCGGCAAGTAACGTCTTGCGCGCCTCGCTCTTGCGTCTCCACTGGTCGAGTTCGCGCAAAGCAGACTGCGTCGCAACGTCAACCGGTTGCTCTGTCTCAAAGCCCAGCATTTGGCGCGCTTCTTCGCGCGTCACCAAGCCAGCTTGGTACAGGTCAATCACGCTCTTGCGCTGCGCGCCTACGTCCTCGGCCAGTGCCTCAATGTCGTCATAGTTGACCGCCAAGCCCAGGGCTTCTGCGATGAGTTCTGCATCCGGCAACACCGTGTCGCGCCAGAACGAGATTCGATGCTCAGCGGCGGTGGCGTAGTTCGCAGCATCGGTCAACATGGTCACAGGAACGCCGAACGCTGCGCTGATTCGCCTTAACGCCATCTCGTCAACCTGCGACATGGCGAGCTTATCGAGCGCCGGGATGTCCAGTGGCTTGATTTGCATGCTGCGCCGAAGCACCAGCGCGCGCCATGCGTTGCGGACGCCCGACGTGAGACGCTGCCACGTCGTGCGCAAAGCTTCTGCATCTGCATCGGTCAGCGCGCCTTCCTCTGGCGTGATGACCAATGGCGGCAGTGCACCCTGCTCGAAGAAGGCGCGCGTGAATTGCTCGGCAGCCAGTGCGGTGGCTGCGCTGGTCTCAGCTATCTTCAGCGGCGCAATACCAGGCCCGATATCGCTGGTCGGAGACCAGGTGTGAGCGTAGATGACCTGGTCTGGCGAATAGCGGCGCGTGAACTGGCCGCTCTGCCAGATGTGCGCAGTGATTCCCCTTATCGCGTCCCCTTCCACGCGCATCGCGGTCGGGTTGAGCACGCGCATGGTTGAACGTTCAACCCAGAACGCGCCGGCAACGCACAGTGACGCTTCGCAAAGATAGTACAAACGCGCAGGGAACGGCGCTT